ATATTCAATGACATAAGCAATATCACCTTAGTTATAAATGAAGTAGTATGATAAATTTGAAAAGCTTAATAGACTTGTTACCTATATATTTCAAGGATAGGGACACATATAAAAATGAAGAAGAAGAAGGTATACTAGAAAGGTTCCTTCAGGTATGTGGTGATTACTTTAATGATGTTGTAACACCAGACATTGATAACACTGTAAATTTAATAGATATTGATGCTACAGATGAGATTTACCTAAACTATATCTGGGAGTTATTTGGGTCTATACCATACGCATATGGCATACTAATTGACACTAGATTATGGGACACATACAGCAATATCAGTAAAAATCAAGAAGCTTGGTTAAAGGCCATTGAAGCATTACCACCAAGGGCTAATGCTAGAGACCTATTAAAGTTTGCCATTCCCTTATATAAGATACGTGGTACTATAAACTTCTACAGTGTCCTATTAAAGTTTTATGGGTACAAATGCATACTATCTGATCCAACAGGTGATTTTGTTAATCCTTACCCAGAGATTAGTTATTATGATAGTATACCTTACTATGATTCAGGTTTACTATACGACTCCAATGAAGTATATGATGAATCAAAAAACTGTTTAAGTTGTGTGGGTATAAGCCTAAGCATATACGTATCACATGAGGTTGATTATATGACACCTGATTTCTTTAGTAGGTTATGCTCTTTATTAAATAGGTTTAGGCCATTAAATGTTAAACCTTTTGATAAATCAAACATACTATTATATAATAGGTTACCAAGTGAGTTAGTTTATGATTATGATGACTACATAACTGATTACTACTTACAAAGCATGTTAAACATATAACAAATTAATATAAAAATATATGAGTGTAGTACCATCACAAAAAAGATACAGGGACTTCAAGTCGCCTGTTGAGTCTAAAGATTCTGCTGAGTCTCTTGCAATATTAAGTGGGATAGGCCCAAAATTTGGTTTTGATTATGTACCTGTTACTACTATAGTAGGGGATACTGTAAATATCACTATTAGGTCAATAGAGAATAGTTCTCCAGGTCTATCTCCTGGTATAAAGAACAGGTACCTTGTAGATAAACTCCAAAACATACTATACCCCAGGGGGGGAGTTATTACACCTGATGGTATATTAACCCTAGTAACTGAAGACCTTAATATGTCATTCAATAAGTTGGGTGCATCAGTATTTATGGAAGGTGAATTAGCCTATGTAGAGGCTGTAATAGTTGCTAATCATTCTTATATAGAGGAGGAAGGTTTATTAAACAGTACTTCATTTGAGTTAATAGTGAATACAGATGAAGTTTCTATATATGAAGTTACAAAACCAGCTTGGGGTATAAATTCTTGGTTATCTCATCCTTCATTATCTGTACTGGATAAAAAAACTGAGATAGTAGTAGGATTGTTAAAGGTTTATATTAATAACTCTAACACCACCTGTATACTGCCATATGACTACCAATGGCCTAATCCTATAAACCTATCCCAGAATACATGGGAAGCTTTCACTACTAATTACATCAATTTTAAGAATGGTACTAATGATAGCCTAACAGATGTTAATGAGCAAATAGGTTCACTATCTACTGCTTTATCTCAACAGGCTACTGAAATTGGTACCAATACAGAAAACATCAATGGTACGATATTATCTATTAGGGGTTACAAGAAAACTTGCCAAGTTCTTAATAATGGTGTAATGTTTTCCAGTAGTGGTCAATGGGACATGGTAGTTGGTGAAGAGCAATTTGTATATTCATTAGTTGGGCCGGGTCGTAGTGGCCATATAACTGGAAGGATGGCAATAAAGAGAGCAACTAACCCCCTCAATGAAGCACCCATAACCCTAACCTTTCCCTTAAGTACTGTACTTGACACAACAAAGATATTTACTGATCTATATGGTAAAAACTCAGATAACATTGAAGATAACAATGTAGTAACCCTAAAAACATCTATGGGGGCAAATGCTATATATAATTATGGCAGTGTAGTTGCTGTTAGTAGGTTAAATAAGAACCTAGTAGTACCAGGTCAATTATTCATAAATTCATCAAACCCAAGCAACCTTACTATATCCATGTTGTTAGCTGAGTTTGATGTAACTGACATTGTAGACATATACTTCAATGGCAAGTTTCATTTCTAAATAAAGAATAGTTGTTGTTTTGTTGATGTGGCGAAGGTTTGGGTTACTTTAACTCGGCCTTCGCTTTTTCGACTGTTATTTCTATTTCTTTCCTTAATGCAGTAATAAAATTAGAGTGGGTCTTAGTCCTTGGTAAGTCAAAAAAATCTAATAACATAATAATGCTGGGTTTAGAGTTCTGAGTTTTCATCATATCTTTTATAAACTCAGGTGGATCATTCTGTACTTCAAATAACAGGAATGCATCTGGGCTTAAATTATTACGCATAAATGTATATAACCTATCCATCCTGGCTTGTATTAATTCACTTTCTGAATGATCTTCAATAAGCTCTTTGCTATCATCAAATAAATCTTCCATACTTGTCAATGCTTGATAGTATTCTGACTGTTCAGTATAGGCCTTCCTAAGTAACCTATTTTTAAATGTCATAAGTGAACTTATAAGGGTAGCCCTTAAATGTTCTTCACTATATTCCCCCTGATACTTATTAAATACATAAAGAAACTTATCCCAGAAATAAGATTGGATAACATCATTGGGAACATTAAACCTTCTCTCATCCACATTTCTAGCCAACCTTTTAACTAAAGGTTTTAAGTTACGGTATAGCTTATTAAAAAGCATCTCATCGTAATCCTCCATTACCTTCAACCTATGCAGTTCACTGCCATCACTATTTATTTCCATATTTGAATTATTAATTATTTGCAAATATAATACATATTTTTATATATGCAATGGAAAGCTAGCACAATTTTTCACCTTAGTAGTATACTTTATGTGGATTGATATTAGGAGATGCTAGCTTATGTACACCTGAGTACTACTATATACTATTATAATACAATAAACAACATTAACTCTAACATGAACAAGAAAGCTAGTACAAAAGAGAAGTTTTCATTTCTCCCGGAATTTCAATTAGAAGTATTAAGATATATTATAAAAGACCCGGATGGTGTAACAGCTTTACAAAAGGTTAAACCTAACTATCTAACACTTATTGAACACTCAATTATTGCAGAGGGTGTATTAACATTCTTTAAAAAACACAGTCGCATACCTAGTAAGCCAATCCTGAAAGAAACCATTAAAAGGGTATTAGAGAGTAAGAACTACCTTGATCTTGTAACACAAGAAGATGTACCTGAGATTAATAAAGTAGTTGATAACCTATACCACAACCCATTAAAAGACCCAGACATTATCAGGGAAGAGGTATTTAAGTTTGCTGCATACGTTGAGATGAAGAATCTCAGTGAGTCATTTGACTTAGAAAACTTTAGTCAGTATAGCGAGTATCAAAACAAGGTAAGTAAGATTATCCAAGAGGCTAGTCCTAAAAAGGTAGATAAACCTTTAATGATGGTAAAGGGTGTTATCAGCAGGCAATTAGATAGGCAGGCAAATCCTAATGTAGTACCAACACCATTCAGGCAACTTAATGAACTAACTAATGGTGGGGGTTATCCAAAGGGTTCAATTGTAGTACTACTTGATAAGGCTAAAGCTAAGAAATCATTCACATTGGTTAATGCTGCTAGGGGTTATCTTAGGATGAAAAAAAATGTATTATATATTGATACTGAAAATGGTAAACGGGAAATTATGGACAGGATGATACAGTCTACCCTTAATAAAACTAAAAAGGAAATGTTTTCTGGTGAACATGATAAGTTAGAACAAAAACATGTTAGGAAATATAAACGAATAGGTTCTGAGTTTATCGTTGAAAGGGTTGCTGCAATGATATCTGATGCTAATGATATCAAGGAAATTATACATACAGTTGAAAAGGAGTTGGGGATAAAGATACATGTATTAGTATTAGATTATGCTGCTAAAATGGCATCCATAGGCAAACACAAAGATGACAATGATAGGCTATTTAATGTATATGTGGAATTACAAAACCTTGCACTAGAAGAAAACATAGAATCGGTTTGGACTGCTAACCATGTTACAAGGGAAGGATCTAAACATAAGGAAACTAGGTATGAGGAAAATGATATTGCATCTGCTATATCTATTGTAAGAAATGCACAAGCTATCATAGGACTTAACAGTACACAGGAAGAAGAAGACAATGAGATACAAAGGATGGAAATAGTAGTTCAAAGGGATGGTAAACCATTTGGTAGAGCACTATTCAACCTAAGTGTTGAAACACAAAGGATGAATGAATTTACAAAGGTTCAAAGGGAAGTATATGATAAAGAGTATGGACCTAAACTAGAGGCATCAATAAAGAAGAAGGTAAGGGCTGGAACAAAAGATGTAAAGGGTAACGGAGATATTTAATCATGGCAAGATACAACAACCAATTTAAAGGACGACTAAAAGCATACCTGATCAAGCGATTGGGTATGTTTGACTATAAGCATGGTTGGATGAAAGGCAATTGCCCCTCATGTGAAAAAGAGTTTAAATTTGGGGTAAACATATCTCTGAATAGAACTAACTGTTTTGTATGTGGCTACAGTCCTTCACCCTTGGATATGGTAATGGACTTAGAAGGTCTTCATACTTATGCTGAGACCCTAGACTTTTTAGATCATGGAGATTTTGAAGGCTATGAATTTAAAGAAGTTAAGGTAGAACTAAAGGAAAGAATTGATGTATATCTACCTGATGGCTTCAGACTACTTAGTTTAGGTAAATCTCAATTAGCCAGGTCTGCAAGAAACTATATTAGTAAAAGGGGGTTTGATATAAAGAAAATGAGTCGTAAGGGCTGGGGCTATTCTAACAGTGAAAAGTATTTCGGTTACATCATAATACCCTTCTACTCCCACAATAAACTAATATACTTTAATGCAAGAAATTATATGTCTACTGGCCCCCGGTATAATAACCCAGATACTGATGTAACTGGGGTAGGCAAGTCAATGATATGGTATAATAAAGATGCATTCTATATGTATAAACAAGTTTATATACTAGAGGGTGCCTTTAATGCTGAAACATTGGGGGATAAAGCAACTGCATCTGGTGGCAAGTTTGTTTCAAGGTACCAGATAAATGATATTATCAAATCACCTGTTGAACGAATAGTAATTGTATTAGACCCAGATGCTATTGATAAAGCAGTTGACTTGGCATTAAAACTGGTTGATTATAAAAGGGTGAAAGTAGTAATACTCCCAGATGGTGAGGATGCTAATTCTTTGGGTAAAAAGGAAACAATGAAACACATATACAAAGTTAGATACCAAAACAGGCAAGATTTAATTAAACTAAAAAATGACTTATGATACTCTGGAAAAAATACAAAGGGATAACTAAAGAATTAATAGATTCAGTGGGTTGGGAATTAGCAGGTGATAGTAGGTCTAGGTATTCTAATACTTTTATTGTAATGGTTAAATTTAAAAACAGTAAAGATCCATATGAGCCAAGGTTTGCTAATATAATAGCATGGGCTGACAAACATGCATACCTTAACGCTAACGATCACGTATACCTTAACATAAATGGTATGTCTGGTTTAACTGAAGTATCCCATTACTCAAGAATAAACCTACCAAAATGAGAGACCCCTCTATACATATCAGAAAATCAAACCTAACCTGCCTACTAAAGGAGCATGGTCTTTCCCAAAAAGATATTGAAAGTATACTAACCCAGGCAAGGAAAATATCATGTGATAACAGGTCAGTATCAATTACCAATGACAAACTAAAGAAGGACTTAACCAGGGTACTTAAAAGTAGTAAGGGAGATACTAACCTATTGGCTGACATCATATATTCAGTCCGAATAAAACTAAAACATAGGGGGATTAAAAAACTACATGAGACAGATAGGGACTGGCTACAATTAAAAGAACTCACCAAACTGTGCAACCAGTTCTGTGAGGATTTTGAGTTAGATAAGCGGGCTGGTTATATAAAGTATATAAGTCTGGCCTTCCCTAAAATACAATCTATGAGGGCTTACGTATCTAAGTTCATAAATATGTATGAAAGTATATGTTCTCAATATGAGGCAGTTGGAAAGCTTAAAGAGGATAAAAATCCTGAAGAAACCCAGGAATTACATGACCTGTTTATATCTAAGGTTGCAGACAGGACAGGTATATTTGAAACTTACATGAACAATGATCAAAAGATGTTAGCATTCTATAATGCAGGCAAGTTATGCAGAGAGCTGGGGGTAGACCCAAGTATTTTCATTGAAGCACAATTTGAGTCACTGGAATGGTGCAATGGTATCCCACAACCAGAAGCATTATATGGGGATAAAGCAAAAGAGAGATTAAACAAGTATTTATATCAAAACCAAATAACAGTTAAACCACAAGCCAGTAAGGATTTTTGGAAAGGCTTAAAAAACAGAACAGCATGATGAGACACAAAAAATTTAAAGCAAAACTAGCTGAGATATCTGGTTACAAAACCACCTATGCTCAATTGAACCTAAGCCAAACTATTAAAATCATGAGGGCAGTTAAGAAACTGTTTGGTGATATGAGCATGATTGAGTACCATGAACTAATAGAAAAGTTTCCTAATTTAGGAAAGGGTGCTGATTTTCATGATCTGCCATTCTGATGAAAAAAATAAACATAGAAATTATAAACTATAACCAGGGCCAGTTAGATGGTCCTATGGTTATTATGAATAAGCTATATGAAGAGTTTGGTATAAAACACCCAAATGCTTGGCATATAAAGATGGCTGGTGGTAGGGAATGGGATGGCATAGTACATTACATAACTGAGTATGGTAAATTCAAAATAGGTCTTTTACCCATAATCTATAAAAGGTTGGTTGAGTTAGAATATGAGGTTAAAGTTATTGATAACCGAGAACCCATAAGAATTGTACCTAAGGTACCAAAGATGGTAGGTAATTTAAAACCAAGGCCACAACAAAGGCAGGTAATGGATGCTATCATAAATAACAAAGTTGGAGGTAAGCCATTCTATATAGGTACACAAAACTTAGCTGTTAACTTTGGTAAGTCAATGATAATGGCTGGACTATACCTTGCATTTAAAAAAGGTTTAAAAACCCTATTACTAACTAATGATAAGGACTGGCTAGAACAATCAAGGTCTGAATTTAAGGACTTACTACCTGGTGAGAATATAACATTTGTACAGGGGGGTAAGGTATTTAACTGGGGCAACTTCTCTATAGGTATGGTACAATCAATATCAAGGAACCTGGGGAACTACCAAAAGGAGTTAAACAACATTGATATGTTACTTATTGATGAGGGTGACCTTATTGATAATAAAACATATAAGGGCGTAATTCAACACTTATGGGGAACATCAGTTAGGCTAATTTTCTCAGGTTCTATATACATGAGTAAGCTTAAGAAAGACCTGGTTCATAATATGAATATAAGGCAATTCGCTGGGGATGAACTAACTATCATCAAGTTAGATGAGATGATTAAAAAGGGGTACTCTACCCCAGTAATTGTGAAAATGGTCCCAACAGAGTATAACAAGGATAAGAAAAAACTGGGAGGCTATCCCGATGAGTATTCAAAAGTTATATCAACTAGCCAACATGCTTATGGTGTATCCCTGGATAGGACAAGGTATAACTTACAATATGGTAGGACTCCCATGCTTATAGTAACCAAGTATATTGAGCATTGTGAAAAGCTTTATTCTTATTATATGAGTTATATATCTTTACTAGAAAAGTCTGTAGGCAGGAAATTAGTAGTGAAAAGAGTTCACCATGATACTAAAGATAGGAAAAAGATTTTATCTAACTTCAGAGATGGAAAAATTGACATCCTTATATCTAATACATTTATTGCCAGAGGGAAGAACTTCCCACTATTACAGTATATGCAGAATACTGCTAGCATGGACTCTAATGAAAAGACACTTCAGCTTATGGGTAGGTTGGTTAGAACACATGAGAGTAAGACTAAAACTTACTTAGATGATATTCAATACAATGGTAAATATCTTTCAAAACATGCTAAGCACCGAAAAAACTATTATACTAAAGAGAACCTTAAAGTGATCATGTTAAATAGGTTAACACCCAAGAAGTCCTTATAAAAACCCCAGGTACTACTAATTATAAACAAAACAATATGTCAACTAAAGTAAAGAAAAAGAAGTCACTACTGCCTGACTTGTCCAAGATGGATATCCTAAAGCCATTATCAATTACTGATATAGGGTCTAATGGTGATCCATGCTTTGGTAAGGCTTATGATCTGTCAACTAAAGAATGTAAGATGTGTGGAGATTCTGAATTATGTGCAATAGTATTTGCCCAGACAATGAATACCACAAGAGGTGAAATTGAGAAGGAAAAACATTTCAAGGACATGGATGTATTAATTGATATTCCAGGTGTAAAAAAATACATGAGGAAATTGAAGCGTACGGGGTATATTAAGAAGGATATTATTACAATGTCCATGGCTAAGTTTGAAATAGCTAAATCAGATACAAGGGATATATATAGAAGTTTAAACAATTTAAAAGAAGAGTAATGGATGATAATATACCAGGCTTCCCAGGTTACCATATAGCTAGAGGTGGGAAGTTATACAATAGGGGAAAGCCAAAACCAACGTATGTTCATAAGAATGGGTACTTAAGGTCTAGGTTAAGAAATGAAAAAGGTAAAACTTATAACAAAACTATACATAGGCTAGTTGCCATAGCTTGGGTACCAAATCCAAAGCCTGGTATATATAATACTGTATTACATAATGATAATATAAGGTTACACAACTTTGATACAAACTTACACTGGGGTACACAACAGGAAAATATAGACCAGGCTATAAAAGATGGTATCATGAATGTAAAGGGTAAGAATAATCCCATGTATGGTGTACACAGAGATTGTAGGGGTAAAGTAAACAAAACCTTATCAGGTAATAAGAAAACTCAGGTAAGGGGATTATACAAAACAGGAAACTATAAACTTACTGAGTTAGCAAAAAAGTTTTCAGTAGGAACTAAGAATATAAAACGAATTATAAACATTTAAAACTTAACATTTTGGACATAAGAGATGTAAAAGAAGAACCACAAGTAGTAGAAGGTGGGATGTATTTAGAAAAGATTTATGAGTTACAAAAGGTATTGGTAGACCACTATGTAAAAATTGAAGGCCTACCACCTTACCCAATTAGTGTAAACACAAAACCCAGCCAGATAATCCTGAAGGATTTTACGGGTAGGGTAATTGAAGAACTTGCTGAAGGGTTTGAATCTCACCTATTGATTGATGAATTAACAAGTAACAACCTTTATTGGAGTGATGAGGATGGGAGTTCTAATGATTATCAACAAATGGTAAACCACCTTCAGAACTTAAATGAAGAACAGGCAGATGCAATGCATTTCATGACTGAGTTAATGATCTATTGCAACATTCAACCAGATGATATCCAAGCTTGGATTGATGCTTATGTAAAGAAGTACAATTTTAATAGTATAAATGCTGGTGCTCCTTATGTTGGTACCGATGGTGATGTAATAGCTAATGCTATAGAATTAGGCTATGCTATATTTGAAGGTGATTTAACTCTTAGTAGGGAAGGTGTTAACTTGGTTAAATACATTGATGAAGTAAAACTTAAGTATCTACCTGGGGCAAGATACCTATCAATGGAATTGATGGAGTTATCTGAAAAATTGCTTTGGAGAGTTACCTACCATATCAACATTTCAAGGAACTGTTTGAAAAACAAACCCTGGAAACAGTCTGGTGTTATGACTGATGAAACTCTATACCAATCTAAAGTAGTTGAAGCATTTGTATACATGATGACTTACTTTGGGTTTATTGGTATGGGAAGCAAGGAGATATACTACTTGTACTTCAAGAAGAATATGGTTAATCAATTCCGTATTAAATCAAACTATTAATGGGCAAGGTATCTGGCTCAATCCAAGAAAAATGCCACAACTTGGAATTTGCAACCTCCCAGGAAGCTTGGGAAGGTTTAAATGAAATGTTCATATACCATGATAAAAGGTTATTTAAACATGGAGCATCATTTACATCGGGTATGTCTGCTGTATATAACATATTCATAAAGATAAGGAAAGCTTGGGTAGACCCAGAATTCGATTATGGTTTAATGTTTAATTACAGGGAACAGAAATGGACCACTCTAGTGAATAATTATTTAAACTTAAATAAACTAGACCTACTTAGGTCTAAAGTTCGCTACTTCCAGTCTAAGTATAACCAAAACTATAATATATCTTACTCATTTGATAACTCCCATGATAATGGGAAAGGTTGTTTATTAGCTGCAACATTTTCAAGGAGATTAAATGATGACATCCCAGTTATAACTGTAATGTTAAGGTCATCAGAGATAACTAAAAGGTTAATATTTGATCTCCTATTAGTACAAAGGATGGCAGAATATGTATATGGTAAAGAAGTAACCTGCATGATAAATATATTTGCAACTCAAATGTATTGCAATACAGAAACACTGGTAATGTATAATACTCATAGGCCACTTGCTGATGTACTTGAAGAAAACAAAAAGAAGTGGATGTCAAAGGGTATAGCAAAAGATTCATGGCCTGAAAGTTTATTAAAAACATTCAATACCTTCATGGATAAACCTGAATCATTTGGGAGTTATAAGGTTTTCTTAAGAACTGCAAAATGCTTAAGACCTGATTATTACAAGGGGCACTATAAACCTTTAATTGCAGTTAATATGGTTTTAGAATATGATGAGGGCATTGAATACCCCGAAACCGTCATAAGCTTCTCACAAAGAAAAGCATACAAAAAGAAACATAACAAACAACTTAAAAAACTAGTAGTATGAGGATTTACGCAAACGCTTACGAGTTAATGTCAGAAACTGGCAGAAACTTATGGGAAATGGGTGCAGAGGTTAAACCTAAAACTTATCAAGATAAGGTAATTGAGGGTGATGACAACTTTATTACAAAAGAACTTATCTGTGAACAGTATTGTTTAACTGACTTACCAGATGAGGATTTATTATTCTTATTTGACCCACGTTCTAAGGACTGGACAAAGGCAGAATTTGTTGAAAGGGTATCAATTGGTAAAAGCCAAAATCCTGGGGAAGCCTATAAACTTAGGCCAGATCTTTGGGAGCAATTCATAAACAGTAGAGGGAAGTTCGACTACAACTATAATGACCGGATGAGGTATGAAAAAGCCTTGTTTAGCAGATTAGAGCTGGATAACTTGTCTATAGTAATAAAGCAACTAATGTTTGACCACCAGACAAGGAAGGCAGTATTACCAATCTACACCCTAGATGATGTATCCAAGATACCAGAGGGCAAAAGGATACCTTGTTCAATGTATTATGACTTCTTAGTAAGGGAAGTAAATGGTGAAGAACAATTAAACATAACCTACCACCAAAGGTCTGCAGATTATGTTACCCACTTTGGTAATGATGTATTCCTTGCCTGGAAACTAATGCAATATGTTGCTTCACTGATAAAAGTTAAACCAGGGTACCTATACCATACCATAGATTCACTACACAGTTACAAAAAAGACTGGGTAAAACTTAAAACATCAGTAGGAGACTTCAAAAAATAATACTACTAACCTGTAATGGGAGGACTTAATTGTTCTCCCATTCGTCACCTTATAAACATGATATCAAGGTACCACATAATAAAGAATTTTAAAGAACTTAAACTACTTGTAAAAGCTTGCAAGGAAACTAAGTATGCAAGCTTTGACTTTGAATCTAATGCTAAAAGCATATACTCTGATGAGTTCTACCCTACTATACTATCCGTATCATTTCAAGTAGGTTCTTCAGTTATATTACCACTAGCTCATTTTGATTCACCATTCTTATCAGGTAAAAATAAACCAACCTGGCTTAAGATGTTAGAATACTTTGGTAGACATGTAATTGAGAATCCAGATATAACTAAGGTAGCATGGAATTGGAAGTTTGATAATCAGATAATGGCAAGGTACAACATCTGGCATAAGGGTAGAGCCTTAGATGGTATGCTTGCAAAATATCTCCTGGATGAGGAAAGGCCAATGGGTTTAAAAGATATGGTAAAAAGGTATCTACCTGAATTTTCAGGCTATGAAAATTATGAAGGTAGTAAATTGCCATGGGATAAAAAACCTTTAGAGGGGTTAAGTAAATATAGTGGACAAGATTCTGACTGTACCTTACGACTTATGCTATTCTTTGAAAAGAAACTCATTGACTTAGGCTTCTATAGTTTATATAGAAATTTAATTATGATGGCTAGCAGAGTACTGGAGGATGCTGAAAGAAATGGTATGAAGCTTGATATTGAACTAAATCATGAACTTGGTATTAAATATGATGCATTAACAGAAGAGGCCCAAAAGAAACTTAGGGAGATGTCAAGGGTTATGAAGTTTGAAAAGGCTTTAATAAAAGACAGGAGGGAAGCTTATATATCAAAGATAGAGGATGAAATTGAAGCTATAAATAATGAGATTGAAGAACTTGATGACCAAAAGAAAATCAATGCAGCTAATAAAAAGATTGATTCCAGGGAGGAAAAAATAAGCAGGTTAACAGTTGGTGACTTTAGAACTAATGATGAAAAGAAACTTATAGAGCCAATTAACTTTGGTTCACCATTAGTAATGGGGGCTTTACTTTACACCCATAAAAAAGGGTTTAAATTCCCCATACAAAACTATACTGATAAAGGTGCACCATCTACAGCTGAAGAGGATATACTAAAACTAAAGGATTATGATAAACATGGTTTTATAGATGGGCTTATAGAGTTAAGGGGGTTCCAAACCATTAATTCCACATTTGTAAAAGGTATTGGTGAAAAGGTTGGATCAGATGGTAGGATTCACCCTAAGTTTAATATACATGGAACAACTACAGGAAGGCTTAGTTCTAACGACCCAAATTTTCAAAATCTCCCAAGGGTTACAACCAACGAGGATATTAAAAGGATGATGATACCAGGTGAAGGCAAGATATTCATCATGCTCGATTATTCTCAGGCTGAGTTAAGGGTACTTGCTCATCTTGCAAAAGAAGAAACCATGCTTATGTGGTTTAGAACTGGTAGGGATATTCACCTTGCTACAGCTTGTAAGAAATACAAAACTGATTATGAGGAAACACTTGTAATATATAAGGATGAACAACACCCCGAATATAAAACGTGGAAGAAGAGAAGAAAACAAGCTAAGACAATTAATTTTGGTATAGCTTATGAACAAACTGCTATGAAGTTATCTGAGTCACTATCTGAGCCAGGTGCACCAGTTTCAATTGAAGAAGCTCAGGTTGAGTTAGATGCTTGGTTTTTAGAATTTCCAAAGGTAAAGAAATTTATTGAAAAACAACATAGGTTTGCAGAGAAACATGGTTGGGTTAAAACAATGTTTGGTAGGAAGAGAAGGTTACCCGGAGTATATAGTGAAGTATATAGAGAATATCTAGAGGCATTAAGATTTGCATCTAATTCACCTATTCAGGGAACTGCTACTGACTTTGCACTATTCTCATCCATATTAATATGGGAAAAGATTAAACTAGGTGAGTTACCAAGAATACATGAAAACACAACAGTACATGACTCCATTGTATATGAGGCAGATCCTAAGGATGTAACTCCATTCTTAATCCATGCACTATGGTCAATATGCAAGAACCCAAGTACTAAACAGTACTTTGGCTTCCAAATTGATGACGTTGAGATGGATGCTGACTTTGGGGTTGGAAGAAACTATGGTGAAGAATTGCCCTTTGTACCAGGCTATGACTATACTAATCTACTATCAAAAGACTTCAATAAAGATGATTATTACAAGGAATTTAATAAAGTACGGGACATCCCTTATTCAGATTTTCCAATTAAGTTCAATGATAACTTTAATAAAAGTAAAGCCCTATATGCAAGATAAAATAACACAAATCAGTAAGATTAAGCGGGATGTATTAACTGTACACTATAAGGGTGAGAAAATAAACATAAACATTTCCCAGGAATTATCCATAAGTGAAAATGTTATCAACTCTCAATTAAAAGAGAGTCCTTCTAGTTATGCATTCCTTTGTTTACTAAGAGATAAACAAGTAAAACTCCGTGATACTCTAGAAAGGAGCAAGGATGTTGCCTATAGTGAAGCTTATATATATTATAAGGGGTCTGGTAGTGGCATTACCAATGAAACAGCACAACATAAGGCTAACTCTAACCCCAAATATAAAAGCTTATATAAAAAATACCTAAGGGCAGTTAGTAAGGCAAGCAACTTTATTTCAATATGCAGGGCCTATGAGGGTAGGGAAAAGATATTACAAACAGTATCAGCTAATCTACGTAGAGAACACTAAGAATTTCTATAAACTATTAATATATAAACAAAAACATTATGAATTTAGCAACAATGCTTGGCCAGTCTCTTATTTCAAAAGATACTGCAATGTTAATCAACAGTGAGTTATACAAAAGGGGTCAGGTAACTGAGAACCGGGTTATAATCATTACACCTAAAGAAATTGAGGGTAGGACTGCATCTGGTATAATCATACCCGGAGAAGTAACAGAAGGGGTACCAAGAAAGGGTATCTGTGTTCAAATGGGAGAGTTCACTGAAGAGAATCGGACCTATACCTCTGTAGTTGGGATTGGTAATGTACTTACCTATGGCTTATATGCTGGTAAGGAAATTGATCTACTAGAACCCCTATTAGTAAAAGGTTTTAACCCTGACAAACATGAACTAAGGTGTATATCAGTTAATGAGATTATGTATTCTGAGTATCCAATTAAACTAACATAATAAAGTAAAGTCATGAGAGCAGAGAAGGAAGACAAAACTAAAAAGAAGAAGTTATCTACAGGTGGTAAAACTGCCCGTGAGAAAATGATGGACCGGAAAAAAGACCTTGAAAAACGTAGTGCAGGTGGTGGATTCATATTCCCAAAAGTTGGTACAACAAGGCTACGCCTAAAGTCACCAGGTGATGATGAAGAATTAGCCATTGAGGTAATTCAGTTCTACCTGGGTAAAGAATTGGGTGGTGTGGTATCCCCAGCAACATTTGATGAACCCTGTCCATTTATGGATAAGTACAAAGAACTAAAGGATTCAGATGATGATGATGACAAAGCATTAGCAAAACGTCTGGTACCTAAAAGGAAGTATGCAATTGGGTGTGACTCTTACAAGGACGAAAAGGGTAAAGAAGTTGATCAAACTGACAAAGCAGTACTTGTTGCAAGAGGTGCTTACCAGGACATTACTGAACTCTACCTTGATGAGGATGAGTGGGGGGATATGACTGATAAAAAAGAAGGGTATGATATTAAAATTATCAGAACTGGGGTTGGCCAACTAGATACATCTTATTCTGTATCACCTTGCCAAAAGAAAGCATTACCCAAAGACCGTTCAAATACTTGCGACCTTGAAAAAATTGTAAGGTCACAAATTCCTTCATTTGAGGAACTTGAGGATACACTTGCTAAGTTCTTAAACTCAGGTGAGGATGGGGATGCTCCAGCAAAAAAACCCAAGGATAGTAAATCCAGGGACAAGTTCAAAGAAGGTCTAAAGGACAAAAAGAAAAAGAAAAGAGTAAGAGATATTTAATCCTACCCTAATAAAACAACAACTAGTAAGGGGCGGTATATTATATGTCGCCCCTTATTTCATGTACTAAACAAAAAGATTCATGGCAAAGAAAACTAAGATAGGTATAACCATACCTACAAAAAATGAGTTAATGAAAAGGTACCCTGGGATGTCAGTAGCTTCTGAAAATGATGATGATAGATACCCAAGAATACCATCAAGGCATTTAGCCTTCAATTACCAAACAGGGGGAGGTCTTCCATATGGTAAAATCATGGAGATATATGGAGAAGAGTCTTCAGGTAAATCTCTAATGGCCTATGATTTCGCTTATGTAACCCAAGCATTAGGTGGAGTAGTTCTAATAGCAGATGCAGAACAAGCATTCACTAATGCCTGGGCAATAGCAAATGGATTAGATTTAACAAGGATAATAAGGTTACCTTCAACAGTAGTTGAAGAGATATCTGATTGGCTTGCAGATATGGCAATATATTGGAGATCACAATTAACCCACAATGAACCCATATTATTCATATTAGACTCAACTGCTGCGTTGGATTGTATGGTAAATATCAATTCAAAAATGGTAGACTCTAAAGCCGATATGGGTAATAGAGCAAAAGCTATTTACAAGATGCTAAGGGTACGTTCTGAGTTAATGTTTAAACTAGGTGTATCACAGATATACATTAACCAATTAAGAAAGAATCTAAAAGCTGGTATGTTTGAGAATCCTGATACTACACCAGGAGGCGGTGCAATGAAGTTTTATGCTTCTATACGTATTGCTTTTTATGGTGGTAAACAAATCCTTGAAAAGATAAAAGGTAAAGATAGGAAAGTAGGCAGGGTAACTTCAATAAGGGTTATGAAAAATAAAGTTGGGCCCCCAAGGGGAACTATAAAGGGTGCACCCATGTATTTCAACCAGGATGGTAAAAAAGATATTGGCTTTGATAAGTATTATTTTTTATCCGACTCATTACTAGAAGCCGGTGCTATAAGCAAAAACAATGGTGGTACTTACTCTATAAAGGGTGTAACTTTATGTAGGGGGGATGAGAAATTCCTTGCATTAATTGAAAAAGATGATGATCTTCGTAGGAAGTTATTACGTAAAGCTAATATCAATACTATCAGCACTACAAGAAAGAAAATTGAAGGCTTAGGAGTTAACCTATTTCCAGTAGGTAATGTAAAGTATACGTCACAGGTAAAGGAGGCTGATGAGAATGAAGATGAATAGTTTATTAATAATTGATGGAGAAAATCTATTACACAGGGCATACCATAAGTTCTTAGGCTTCAAGTCTACTGAAGGAGTTCCAACTGGTGCAATATATGGTTTTCTAAAGATCCTACACTCTAATATATTTAGGTTCAAGCCTGAATATGTTATTGTTACATTTGATAATGGCAGATCAAAACATAGGACTAACATACTTCCAGGTTATAAGACACGACCTAAAAAACTGGGTATGGATTATGAGTCATTACAAAAACAAAAAAAGTTGATAATGAAGATCCTTAGAAGGTTGGGAGTACCTTATGTATTTGATAAATCATTCAGTAATGAATGGGAGGCTGATGATTACATTGCTTACTTAGCTAAAACCTTTGAGGGTGAAGTAACTATACTATCCTCTGACAAAGATTTTCACCAACTGATATCTAAAAGGGTAAAGGTAATGAGCCCATCTAAAGACCAATTAATCACTGAAGTTAATTGCATAAAGTTAACTGGGTATAATCCTGACCAATGTGTTGATTGGTTATCAATGGTGGGGGATGAATCCGATAGCATACCCGGCTATAGAGGCATTGGAGAAGTAAAAGCTACTGCATTACTTAAGAAATATAACTGTATAGAGAAATTTATAATGGGCGATTACAAAGAAAGTAGGGTAAATAAGCAAACACTTAATGAAGTAATGACTAAGAATAGGCACCTTATTGATCTTAACTTCTTTATAAGAAAATACCCAATGGTAAAAAACATACCCATAAAATATGGGAAGGATGAATTTATAAACAGGAAGCTAGTAACCATGTTTAATGGGTACTCTCTATCCTCATTCCAGTCTACTGAATTTATAAACACCTTTAAAGAATTAAGCAAATGGAAAGTAAAGTAAAACGTATTATGTTTGTGGGTCCCAGTGGGATAGGCAAGACCCACCTATCCAAGTTTATTGCAGATAAATATGGTATACCATTCATAAGTGGTTCATACTCTGATATGGTACCATCAACTAAAGATCAAAGCCATGCTGATATGGTAAGCAAGGATTCAAAGGTAATTTATAATGAAGATTATAAGTTGCTATGGGCAAGGGCAAAGGTATACTTAGGCTATACTACTAAAGGTTTAAGTTTTGTAACCGACAGGTCATATATTGATAGCATTGCATATTTCATATACAAACTTTCAAAAGTAATACCCAAGTGTGAAATTGAAGGTTTTGAACATGCAGCAAAAATGCTATTATTCAGGGACTGTACCCACCTAATTGTAATGCAATGTACTGAATCAATGGTTGATACCTGGAGAGTTGAAAATAATGAAAAGAGGATATTAAATACATATTTCCAGTGGATGGTATCTATGGTAATGATAGGAGTACTTAAAAGATTGGGCTTAAGAACTGGTAAATACTTTGGCCATACATACAGTTACATGCCAATGGGTATAAAAGTACTTGTTTTAAATAACAGGAACATGGAGAATAACAAAGTACTAATCAGTAAATTCTTGGGCAATGTCAAATAAAAGACCCATAGCAATTGCTTTCTCAGACTTACACCTGAATATCTGGACTAAGTTTAACAAAGACAACAGCAGAACAATGAACCAGTTCGAGGTTCTTCACTACATAAGAAAGCAATGTATAAAAAAGAAGGTTCCGGCCTTCTTTCTTGGTGATATGCTACACAAACCCGAGAGCATCGATAGTGACCTATTCAGGCTTATAATTGAAGAGTTTATTAGGCTAAACACAGAACCCCTTTGGAACTGCTTCTTCATTGAAGGCAACCATGAGATAAAGAATAAGAACCAATTGGTAACACTTGGCCAAGGCACTGCCCATACTGATAAGCCATCAGTCTATACCTCACCTGGTATAGTGTCATCGCTATCAAAAATATTCAACTTTCTAAATCCCATAAATGGGTACGTAGGTTTATATGGTGGATATAAGGTTTGGGGTATATCCTACCTTGACCATAACCAAGGTTTGAATAAACACTTAACTGAAATAATACTAAGGTTTAATCAGCATGATAAGAACATCCTATTACTACATACAGATTACCCAGGTGCAAAAGATACTGATGGTTCTGAAGTTGGTTCAAGTGAAAATATCAATGTAAACCTTATCAATAAATTTGATCTAGTATTATGTGGCCACATACATAAACCACAAAGGCTTTCAAAAAAGGTATACATGATTGGTGCACCCATCCAACAAAGGAGGACAGATAGGAATTGTGAAATGGGTTATTGGGTAATATACAATGACCTATCTGTTAAGTTTAAATCCCTTGCAAAGAAGTTCCCCAAATTTATAGATGTTGAAAAGGAAGAAGGTATTAAAGATGATTATAACTATTACACAGTAATTCCTAAGCATATTCTAGTAAACACAGATACTAAGAGTAATAGAATTACTGCTAATCTTTCTAAAACTAAACTAGCAAAGAAGTATATGCGTGAAAAAGGCATCAAAGATAAAGACAAATCAAGGTTACTAACTAAACTACTGAAAGACAATGATTAAGTTTGGGAAACTAATAATAAAAGGCTTCTGCTCTATCCAGGATTATGAAATTGATCTTGATGGGGGGCATATAACTATTATACGAGGAGAAAATGGAGTAGGTAAAACTACGCTCCTATCAGCAATAACATGGGTACTCTATAATAAGACAGCTAAGGAAGATGCTAAAGACGTAAACACATGGAAAGAAAGAAGGCCAAAAGATTACAGGGGTACTAGTGTAGAGATATACTGGAATAATGGTACAACACTACACCAAGTAATTAGGTGTTCTAACTATGGTGAAAAAGTACATGGCTCAAAGGGTGCTAATAGGCTGATATATCTAATAGAAGGCGTAGAGGTTAAGAATAAAAGGAAGGATGAGATACAGGCCCTAATTGAAGCTAACCTTACACTATCCTACTCTCTATTCAAGAACTCTATCATGTTTGGCCAGGGCCTAAAGAGATTAATACAAGAATCTGGTACAGAGAAAAGGAAACTATTCGAAGAAGTATTCGATGTAAGCTACCTATCAGTAGTAAGAACAGTTGCACAAAAGGAAAGGGACAAGATAAAAGAAGAACTTAGTTTAATAACAAATCCTTTAAATACAATGAGGGCTAGTTATGAAACTAATAAAGAAACCTACCTAGAACTAAAAGCAAGAGAATCAAATCAAGCAACTGCTATAGGTGAAGAACTTGAGGAATATATAACTCAACTAAAGGAAATAAAAAGAACTTTAAGAAGGTACGACCCAGAGATTGAAAAGTCACTAGCTAAGGCTACTGAAAAAAAGGTCCGGCTTAAAGAACAACTAGAAGAGTTACGAGAAAATTATAACTCTAACAAAAAAAAGGTATCAGATGTAACTTCAGTTAAAGGCTTAGGTAGTTTAGTAAAAGAGATTATTGGGTTAATCATAATAAACCCTCACTTGGCAATATCAAAGTTAAAAGAACTTGAATCGGCAATAGTTGAAATGAATAACTACCATGATGAGTATGAAAGGCTTAATAATAAGCTTATTAGCATAAGAGATGAAGAAAATGAGTGGCATAACATAGTTGAGAAGAATAAGAAGAACCTGGAAATAGCTAATACTATAGAAAAGAAAATTGACATAATCAAGAATGCCAAGTTAGAAGTACTTTCTCCTAAGTATAAAGAGAAGTATTTGAAATACAAAGAGGAGATAAGAGTTCTGGAAAAGAAGTTATTACCTATTGAAAAGCAACTCAATGATTATAATTGGGTAATAGATGATCCACTTGGTAGCAACGGGATCAAGTCATATATATTTGAATCATCAATGGATGGTATAAATGATATACTAATGCAATATGCTGATACCCTGGGATTAAGAATAGAATTTGGGGTAGACCTATCAAATACAAGGAAGGACTTTTATACACTAGTAGAGATAGGTGGTATAGTAGTTGATTATGCTGATTTATCCGGTGGCCAAAAGCAATTAGTTAATCTTGCTATGGCTTTTGCAATGTGGGAATCCACTTCTAGTACAAAAGATATTAATATACTATTTCTAGATGAAGTATTTGAAAGCTTATCTAGAAGTAATATCGAAATAGTGGTAGACCTTATAAAGCAATTGTCTAAGGGCAAGAGCATATACATCATCACACACCAGGAAAACCTACCCCTTAGCAATGCTAAGATCTTAAACCTAGACTCTAAGAATGGTCTAACTACCTTTAACTAATTAAACTATTAATAACTAAACAAACACAAACATGGGATGGCACGAATTAACTCAAAAGCTAAGGGATCAAAAAATGAAAGAGATACCTGTAAGTGGTGGAAAGATTGGACAGGATATGAATTTAGTAGAGTGCCCTCTAGTGGTGGGCTTAGGTGGTCCCGTACAACGGATACTACGGGAGATATCATCTGTTCAGATAACAAACACTATCTCAGGTTCCCCTTTAGTATTGAGTGCAAAAACTATAAGGAAATTAATTTTGAGCATATCCTATTGGGAACAAAGGGAGCAAAAGTCCTCCAATTCTGGAATCAAGCTCTTGAAGATGCGGAGAGGGGGAACAAGCTTCCTATCCTAATGATGAGGTATAATGGGATGAAAAAGGGAGATTACTTCTTTGTAGTTGATGAACAATTTGGGGGAATACTAATTGATACCATGCCACATGAGGATGTAAATGTAATGCTTATAAATGCTAAACATATAAAGCTGATGATTGTAATGGCATCTGATATCATTAAGTATGCTGATTACGCTAAAGTATATAAAGAGTCAAGGAAACGATTAAAAGCTAAGAAATGAAAAAATCATCTAAGTGGTGTATTTTTAACATCAACAACAAACATTGCTTAACCATAGCTAAAGAACTTAAGGAAAAAGGGTATGATAAACTAGGGGTAAAGGTAAGCCTACCCACAGTATCAATCCTAAGGAAGAGGCAAAAGGGTAAGGATATTTATGAAGATGTCCCACTGCTATTCAACTATGGCTTTGTAAAGATGCCCACTGAGATGGCTTACTCTAGACCACTTTTAAGGAAACTAACTCGTGACATAACTGGGATAGGCTCATGGGTTAAATCAAATGATACAATGCATGAAAAGAAACTAAGAAGAAGAATTGATGGTGAAGACTTCGATGATTTCTCTAAGGTTGCTATTGCAAGTAACAATGAAGTAAGGAGATTTAAAAGGATGTCTAGAGAAAATAAGGTATACCAAGCAGATGAAATAATAAACCTAAGTATTGACTCTTACGTAGTACTAAGGGGCTACCCATTTAATGGTGTTAATGCTACTATAAAAGAAGTCAACCTTGTTACTAAGGAAATAACTGTAATGCTATACCCAGGCAATACTAATATGATAGTTAAACTCCCCATGGATAACGTAGTATACTCAATCTATCAAAACTATGATGAGAATAAACTATTCTGCAACAGCACAGAATTAGATACTACAAATATCCAGTCTGAAGATATTGAAGATAAACTAACTAAAAGGCAATTCTGATGAAAAAACATGAAGAGATAGCATGGGCAATGCTGACTGACGTAGAGAAGAACAGTCTATATTTAACGTTAAACAATGGGATGTCTTCATGGGAAGCTGGAGAAGTATTAAAGCTATCACACTATAAGTATTTAGAACTAAAAGAGAGGGCAGAGAAATTCTTTAGGCTATTTGTGGAATACTTCGAAATAGGCATAGAAAGTTTATTCAGCCCTCAAACAGTTGCTGATTCAAGGTTTAGGGATTACATAGAAGCATGCTTAGAAAAACGTATAGTAAGAAGTGAAGCAATAACTTATTGTGGAGATTCCTCTTTAGTTGTACCAAGCATCAGTCAAACCTTCATAATAAAAAACATGGATAGGCTAAGCAAATCTGAATGTCAGATAGACATAAGGTTATACAAACTAATCATGGAATTTGATCGATGGAATAACTGGAGAATACTACCCAGGAAAATACAACAACCTTCAGCATATAAACGAAGGAATAACAAAAGGGATAAGGTATACATTACTTATATGAATAAACTTGCAGAATACAAAGTAAAAGCTATTATGAATATCTTCTGGTATGTTCCTCGAAAACCTAATAAAAAAATATACTATATTCCCTTAGTTTCTAGCACTTTATTTAGCGATGGCTACAAGGTAATACCCATAAAAACTGATGACACCACCTTAAAAAAACTATCCAAACTATGTATATACATATTTAAAGAAGAAGAACAAGCAGATGTATTTGGTTATATGCTAACAAGGTATTTCAAGGAAGATTTAAAAGCATCACAAGGTCAAAAGTATTGGCCAGAATACCGGGACTGTTTAACTAGAACAGTAAACTATAACCAAGTAAACAATATAAACTTTTACATTGATAGACTTGATATGGCATATAACGACTTCACTCATAAACCAGCAAAAAATAAATCCCTACATAATGAAAGGAGAGCTCCTGATGAAATTTTTTAAAAATTAGTGTATATAATATAAATGTCGTATATTTGCAAATAATTAATAATTCAACAATTCAACATGAAAACCAGAGTCAAGAAACAAAAGGGAAACGACAAGAAGGCTAATATCAAGGGCATTGCTGGAACCCATGATAGAAAGTCTTACAAGGACCTAAAACGGGAAGCCGTTATAAGGGGCATGGCTTTCCAAGATGTGGTAGAAGCAAACATCTACAGCCTAATTTCCTTTATCGAATCCAGCTTATCAAAACCTGACCTTTCATTAATTGATCAATTCGATGACTGGGTGGATAATCAATTAGAACTTATTGGTTACTCAGCAGACAATGCAATGAGACATCCTCAACTACGGTTGGGGTTTATTGGTGAAAAAGACGAAGATGGAAACATCACTAAACACAAAAGAATTAAAGGCTTAACTAAACCTAAGAAAGTAAAAAGGGAACGAGATGAAGCTGGTTTATACAAAGGAACTAAAAAATCTTACACCTTCGAACTTGCAAGAAGGGGCAAGTCACTTGAGAAGGTTAATGCTAGGGTCCTAAAGAAATTCCCAGATGCCTCACTAAAATCAGTTAGCATATGGTTCCGAACTGCAAACAGGGAAGCTAAGAAAGCATGATAAATCAGGATATGGAAAAAGTATTTAATAGCCCCTCACTATTAACCATACTATATGAAAGGGCATTATTTGAAAATAGTGATAAAGCCATATACAATGAATACTTTACCTTTTACTTTACTATAGAAGATTTTAGAAGGCTAATACTCATTGAAAAGCTTTTAAAACCTCACACGGGTAAATATGACACTATAAGATATGGGTTATTAGAAAATACTAAAGCTGATAAGCCTCTATCTGGGTGCACGGTATTTATACATGATGAACTAGATTGGGGTGACTCTTACCACCTAAAAACAAATACTGATAACTTTGAGTATGCTGGAGCACAATATGTTATCAATAATAAAGGGCTTTATAAATCATGAGAAAAGTAAACGACCAAAAGATATATAAGAATAAGTACTACCCCTGGTACTACAAGGAGAGCCTAAAAGTAAATCTTGTACCAATATCCTATTATACTAGAGAGGAAGCTTTATTTACTCTAGAAAAGCAATTTGGGAATAAGGGCATGCTAGAGCTAAAGGTAATCAAGGGGTCAGTTGCAATAAAGGAAGGCCTGGAACTTGGTAAGAACTCTTTTAGGTTAGATGGGAAAAGCCACCAAGTAAAAAAATACTATGTCCCACCAGAATACCAATTCAACAGGTCAAGGAGAAGGACTTACTTCAAGCTTCTAAAAAGAAGGAATAAAGACAACCAGCCATCAGGAGTGGTAAGGTTACATAAAACATATAAACTAAAAACTTATGGTACTAGGTGATACTACAATAGATTGGGTAAAGGTATATAAGAAAAGGGACCTATCCTACAGGTTATGGAAAAGGCTTTTAAATGGGGGAGATTGGCTTACCCTATATAAGGATGAAGAAATCCAGCCCAATGACCTACTACTTATTATGAAGATACATAAAATGTATGTCATACCCCTAAAGAAGTTAATAAGAAAGTTACCCAAAATAATAGAAGCCTATGAGGCATGGCTACCCACAAGGAATATACCATTCCAAAAAACCAGTAAAGACAAGTACTTAGCTAAAGAATTAGCATTCAGAGGGTTTGTTCCTATTGCCCAATTTGATTACTCTAATACCAAGTTTTGCTATATAATGAGCAACCGTTCAATAGAAAATACTATATGGGTATACCCTATGAAATTCACATTGAACTATGATCAATTACAAAAGGATATTAAAAAAGGCAAGGATATAAACATAAGGTATATATATCCCAATTTTGCAGCCATTGCCTTACAAGGTTGCACTAAAATTCAATACTGTAATTTATGATAAACGTAATAAAACAAGAAGAGCCTAAGTTGCCTAAGCTCAAATACTACTTGGCAACATATAAGAAGTATATGCCAGTTGAAACTGAGATTATAAAACATGTTAAGTACAACATTATACCCACAGATGAAATAACTAGTAAAGAACCATTAGATATCAGTGAGGATAATACCATTGATGATATTAAAAATGCTATTGCCCAATTGGTGCTATTCAATCAAGAAAACAAGAGCAATATACTTCAAGGAAGTTTGGGAAACTATATAATACAGCAAAAGCTCATTAATGAGTAAAACAACAATAACAATTATTAATTTTTAAAAAACAATTACATCATGGCTAAGAAAGCAAAAGTAAAAGAAGTAACAGTAGAGTCTACAGAATTTTTAGGCGGTGGCCTTATCAAAATCACCATGTCGGATGGTTCAATCATCTTTGCATTAACAATCACCCAGGAAGTTATCGACCTAATTGCACCGGAAGCTGATGATGATGATGACGATGATTCGGACGATGATGATGATGATGATGACGATGATTCGGACGATGATGATGATGATGATGACGATGATTCGGACGATGATGATGATGACGAAGTCACTGCAGAATCACTTGCCGAAATGGATTATGAAGAACTGGAAGATGTCTGCGATGACAAAGACCTTGACACTGATCCTGATGACTTCGATGAGGAAGAAGTTGAAAAACTCCGGTCTGCCATCGCAAAAGAACTGGGCATCAAACTTCCCAAGGCTGCCAAAAAAGGCAAAAAATAAACCACTAAGGGGGGCTCACAGTACTGGTTATGAACCTTAAGCATAACACTTACTTGACTACCCCCCTTATGTTTTACAACATTTCTTAAACACAAATATTTAATTTTTACAACAACACTCATTATGGCTAAAGACAAATCAGCTTCAAAAAAAGACGAAGCTAAAGGAAAAGTAAAAGGTGCAGATGCTACAGCAGAAGCTGCAAAACTGGCAAAACGCGAAGCTCGCAAAGAGGCCCTTAAAGCCCGTCCAGATGGACAACGTCAAAACTCGAAACAGATTGATACCCTTACGGTAGGTAAAACTACAGTTGAAACATTTGGTTGCTCGGTTCGTAAAACGGGTACCCTGGTAACAACAGTTATCAAAAACGAAAAAGGGGATGCTATTGCAGTTGCTGTCACATTCGTTCCGGGTGTTAAGGTGAAAGCCAAAAAAGGTCACGGAATGCTTCAACCGGGAGTTGCTGGTGAAGGCAAGAAAAAGAAAGGCGCTGAAGAAGACGAAGATTAATCTTCACAACAAAAACATTAGGTAAATTTGGGTTTAAAGGTAGGGGGGCAACTTCCTACCTTTATTCATTTATAAACATTCACAATATGGATGACGAGAAAGAAATTATTTATATTGCACTAAGCAATTCAATAAGTTATTATAGAACTTTACTAGAATCAAGCAAGGAATTGCCCAAAGAAGATGAAATAATGGCTAAACATATTTTATTAAGAACTGAGCAATTATTAGATATGTATGCTTTGCTAATTGATGGTAATGAGAAACTAATGGATAGACCAAGATGGTAGGATTAAAAGAATTGTTATCACTAATACAAGAGTCACTAATTGACTTACAGGTAGTGGAGGCTAATCTATATGCTGCAAAAGCTAAAGGTAAACATGGTCTACAGGACATCATGTCTAAAAGGGCTGCAATGGTTAAGTCAAAGATAAGAAGTTACCAAACAAAACTTCTCAACTATGGACATGGGAACATCCTACATATTAACTTTAGGGTGATTGAAGAAAATGATTTTAAGGTGCCTCAGGAATTTATTCATTACTATATTAATATAACAAGGGAAGAGGGGGAAGCTCTTTTAAACTATTGGGCAGATACCAAGGGCTTTAAAATACAAATCCTAGAGATTAAGGATATAGATACCCATAAATCCTATAAAAAGCTATAATCATATACTATAATACAAACCAATAAAAAACAACAACAAAATGGCAAAATCTGAAGTTAAGGTAGCTACTCCAAAGGTAGACGAAGAATTATTATTAAAGAACAAAAAGGCAACCAAAAAACTTGCTAAGTATTTTGAAGAAAACAAACTGGATCCTACAGTGGATTACACCAAAAGCAAAAAGCATGGTGAAGCAGTTCGGGCTTTAGTAGCAGTCATTAATTCCACCAGGGATAAAATCAATGCCACCGCACCTGCTGAAAAAGGTAAGGGTGAAAGAACCAAAGAAAAGGTTGCAAAAGAAGGTGAAAAACCAAAGGAAAAGAAAGCATCAGTTCTTGCCAAATACGACTACCCATTGGTAAATGGCAAAGAAATGACCTCGGGTGAAAAAAAGAAATACAGGGTTAAAATGCGTGCCGGTAACAAACCAGAAAAGGTAGAAAAGGTTACTGACAAAAAAGCTAAGACTTTGGTTGAAGCTAAGCCAGAAAAGAAATCGGTTAAAGTAGAAGCTCCTGCCGCTGAAGCTAAAAAAACGGATAAGAAATCTGACAAGAAAAAAAAGAAACATACCAAGGAAGATTAAATCAACACGGTAATAAATAGCCCGGTTCTTATCAAAGTATGAATCTCATTCTAACCCCCGACCGGAAATTGCACATGCTTTTTCCGGTCTTAGTATTTAACTAACATTATGGACATAGCAAAAAAACTCCAGGAAACAGAAAACATATATAAGCCTAAACTCAGGGTGCAATACCTAAATGAGGATGGAACTATTCAATCAGACCGATTGGTAGACCAGGCAATAGAATTTACTAATGGTCCAAAACAAGGCCACACAGGACCTCTAAGAATTGAGGCCAGCCTAATGTGTCAACAGGATGTTGAGTCATTAAAAGGTTACTTGGATAGAGTATCTTCTGGCTTAACAAGTAAACAGGTAAACCCAAGAGGTAGAACTCCTAATGCAATAACTGAGTTCAATTCTCCAAGGGAAGAGATCCTAAGCCACATTGAAAACATAGTAAAAAATGATGGTAGGGATCAGGATGAGATTATAACCCAATTAAGGGGTTTAGGATTTGTATTCATGCTAACAGAAGACTTCCTTACTTACTTCCCAGACTTCCCATTCAGAGACAGGGATATTGGAGAAGCTAGTACTACTGGTCAATACCCAGCATCACTACAATGGATGGTAAGGTGCATCAAAAGGGCAAAGGATCCTAAAACAGATAAGTATGATCCTCAGATTATATTCGGCTTTCAAATAGTAGGAGAAAGGGAAGAGAAATTTGTTCCTTACTTATATAAAGAACGCAAAAAACCAATCAAGGCAAAAATACCAACTAAATATGCCCTATCATTTAACAACACTGAATTAACCAAGTTCCCTAAGTACATGATTGAGGAAGAGAGATTAAAATTCTCTACCGAAATGAGACAACTAATTGCCAGTCCAGAAAGAAAACCAACTAAGTTCTTCATACGCTGGTATCAGGATGTTATATTCTCAAGTACTTTAAAAGACCAAATGGCAGAAGCCTACGAACGACGTTAATCACACATAAAATGGAACTACACTTTTCAGACCAAGAAATTAAAATACTAAAAGACATCTGCGATATTCAAATTATATCATTCTCAAATATTCTAAGAGGGAACCTATTAGCAGAGGATGAAGAACTACTATTGCAGTACCAAGCTTCACTAGATATTGCCAAAAGGGAGGCAAAATGGAAGATAAGCCAATACACAGAACTAAGTAAGCAACCAATGTACTTGGGTATAATGGTTGAAAAAGATATTTCAATCATGAGGCATATCCTTTTCCACATGGAAGAAGTTTACATAGTAAAATACCCACAAGGGGTAAAAGACCTTTGGAATAAGTTCTTCTTAATTGAGGAAACAAGGAACCCCGAGATCAAATTATTAACTACTAATATTAAACATGATGAAAAAAGCAAAAAAGCAAAAAAAGCAAAGTATATCAGTAACAATCGAAAAGTTCTCTATGTCAGTTGATTTGCCAAAACAAAAAAGGCAAGTAGTTGGGGGTTTCCCATTAAGTGAATTTACAAAAACAGAATCATCTAATATAACATCGGTATTCCATGATGGTAAATCCTGCCTATATATCCAATTCCACAATGGCAAGGTATATAAATATAGTGTATCCTCCACGGGTTATAAACAACTCCTTGAAGCCCAATCAATAGGCAAGTTTTTCTTCCAATACATAAAAGATAAATGCTCCTTTGAAGAAGTTGATATTAAACTAGAATAGATGCTAGGCATACCCTTATAAACCTTTTTTAATTTATTGTATATTCAATATATTGTATTATATTTGCAAATAATTAATAATTTAATTTATGCAAAACAGTAACCACATCAAGGATCACAAAGGGAAGATTGCTATGTTAGTAATAGTGGCTGTATTTTCAATCATCAGCTCAAAGAAAGCAGACTATACTCAGGGTTATAATTTCCCCAAGCCAGACCCTTCTAGGGGTGCAGCTTGGGGCTACGACCCTAAAACTAAAGACTATCGCTATGAAAGCCATTGGCATGGACCTTTACCTAAGCAGGTAAAACCATCAGCCAAAGACACAACAGATTATGACAGTAGTGATATTGACAATATAATAGATGACATTGAAAGTAGCCGATAGGCTAATCCACCCTAATACCATAGTAAATTTGTATTTTATAGTATATATTGAAAAAATAGTATTATCTTTGTTTATTCAAATAATTAAAAAATCAATTTATGAAAACAACAACTGAAGTACCTACTACCACAAAGGTAAAGGCTTCCAAAAAGGCTTTAGTACTTGAAGCACAAAAGGCAATTGAAAAGAAGGCTGACAAAAAAGCCACAGTGATTAAAGAAGTAACACCAACTAACAAAGCAACATTGGTGGAGTCAGTAATCTCAAACCGGGAGGTTAAATACATCTATCCTGAAGATGTGGTTGATACCTTATCACGTAAATCCTGGAGACAAAAAATCCGTAACCAACTGGACAAGCTGGAAAGGGATATGCTACGTATCAAGGACCAAGAATCAAAAGAATATCGCCGGGCAAAGAAAGCTTATCTTTCATACCAGTCAACAGTAATGAAAATTGGTAATGCATCCTAATCTGCTTTTACCTTAATGCTCGGGTTTAGGGTAATTCCTAATGCCTGAGCAATTACTATTCTCAGACTTATTTCTCTATATCTATAATTATTGACCACTATATCATGCTTGACAAAAAGGAAATACTAAAGACGCGAAAGGACCTGATTGAGCTCCATAAAAGGTGCTTACTCACTCACTTCACTCAAAGATCACTAAAAGCTAAACACAGGAAAAGATTCTTTAAACTTTATGACTTATATGTCACACCCACTAATATCCAATACTACTTCTTCAGGGACTTAGAGTTATTTGTATATGCCCTAGTAACCGATAGGCTGGACGAGATATCAGATTACTTCCCTAAACGTAAGGTTAAACGAAAAAAGAATAAGTAATATGTACCCAGAAGTAATCAAACACACTTACTTAAATAAATCACAGCTTAACATAAGGGATCAGTATGGTAACACCCTACCTTATGAATCAGAGATTGGTGATTATGCTGATACTAATGGAAACCAATCAGACATGCCAGATTCTGACTTTGTCCCAGACTACCACATAGAAGGGTTCTTTAGACAAATGCCAGAAGGTAAACAAAGTGAATTTATCATTGCATACCCAGGAAATTGTACAATGTATATAACTGGAGTACCAAGAAATGCACTAACTATAGAGCCATTCAGAATGGGCTCAGTCAAAAGTAAAATCTACAGCTCATATTGGGAAGACCCAAACAGAGGCTACTTATTCCAAATCATTATAAAACCCCAAACTAAACAAGTATTTATACCATGAAGACAACTAAGCAATATGTAGGGCAATTTAGACTTGATCAAGAGAACTTCCAGTTTAACCGAGAAGAATTTCTTGCAATGTTAAACCAAGAATTTCTAGGAAAAATAGGTGTACTCCAATTGGGGGTCATAACCTACCCCAAGTTCAGGAACTGCGTTAAAGAAATTGAAACAAAGTTCTGGGCAATATCAAATAAAAAGGTAGGTCAACCATTCTCAGATAAGCTATGGTCTGCTTTCTTTGCAGTATATGTTATAAAAGTAAGGGCAGAACTATTCCCTGATATTGAGAAAAGCATCACGGAGAAAAGAGAACAACACATTGCTAGAAGAGAGGCAACAATGACAACATGAAAAAACGTATAATAGAAGACCTACATGGTCATATCTTTGAAATGGGGGCTTATAGCATCATGGATGTTATACCCCCACCCAATACCTTTGGGGTAAACGAGAATAGGGTCTTTGACAGGGATATAACATCACAGACATCCTTCATATTAATAAATTATGGAGAGAATAAGGAGAGCTTTGCTTATACCTTTTATGAGAACAGGGTTTATGTATATGGGCTATTAACCATTATAGGTTATAATCAGAAAAACGATATAAGACATGTCAAAGAAAAAAGTTACAGAGGTTAAGGAGGTAAAGTACCACTCAGATGGTAAAGTAAGGTTACCAAGGGCATTCGGTATAACACAGTTGATGGCCCCCTATTCTAAACTACCAGAACCCCAACAGTTAGAACTCTTAACAAAGGTCCAGGATTATGTAATACAACAATGGTTCTTGGGTAATGGTAACCTATGTGGGTTAAGCTTAAGTACTTATGCCTTAGCTAATTTCCTACATTGTGAACCAGATAGAGTACAACTATTTATGAGGGACAGGGTACTATCAGCAAAGATATGGGACTCTAGTAAACAAAAAGAACTACTGGAAGGTATACTTGGTCAACAACTATCTTGGGTACTAGAAGATAGGATGGAAGCCCAGAGCCAACTAGATTTACTTAAAAGGGCACAGGGTGATACTTACAAAGCTTTTATATCTGGAGAGGTTAACAAAGCAATTAAACTTAAATTAGAATCCAGTACTGCACTGCAATCAGTATTTAGAAGTATAGCCGGTGGAAGTACAGTTAATGTATTTAATCAATTAAACGTACAGAACAATGGGAACCCAGCAGCATCAGGTGTAACCCAGGCAGAAGCTCTAGCAATTATTGATGAAAATTATTCATTATTAGCACTTGAAAAAGGGGCAAAGCTTTACTTGGAAGAACACTATGAACTAGATGAATTGCCAGTAGTAGTTGCGGGAGAGCAATCAGGTATAAATACTGACAAAGAAGGTTTAAAAATAATGAGAAAAGATATTGCCAAGGTAGTTGATAATTATAAGGCTAATTTGGATGGAGGCGGGAATGATGAAGACTTCCATGATCTTAGAAGGGAGGTTGAATTAAGTATTGATGAAGATGAAGAAGACCCAGAATTTATTGACTATGAAGATGAATCTGATGAAGATTGATTATCATTGACAACCAAGCCCCATCTCTTAACCTAGATGGGGCTTCTTTATGTTATATAGGGTAATTGCATATTGAAATAAAATGATTATATTTGCATATTAATAATTAAATAAAAAATAAAGCCCATGAACGCAGACCAATTAAGCTTAATCAAACATTACCTAAAAGCTGGTATGAATCTTCACCTAAGATTCTATACTGGACCCATGCATGGTACAAGGGAAGTTACCCCAGTAAAAATACTCAAATTAGTATTTGAAAACAAAGGGTACTGGTTTAAAACAGATGGAGGTGACTTCCTTACGTACAGTACACCCCTTACCAGTATAGCAATTGAAGTTGCAGGGAGTTATCAACCTCTATTTGATACTAATGGTAATACCCTAATAAGGCAAAGCCCAATGGATAAATTCACAGCAACCTACTACCACTATATTGTATCACAATTTGATTTGGTAAGACCTGGTAGTATGGTAATCATTGACAACATTAATTACAAAGCATTAGGCAGGGTAATTAACAAAGGTAACTATGGTGATCTAATGCCCATATTCCAGGACATCCATAAAAAGAAACTAAAGAACTTATCCCATGTAGATATGAAAGATACTGGGATAACACCAGATGATATTATCTTCGATGTAGTGGTAATAAAAATGAAACTGGAAGAAAGGCTATCTGGGATGCCAAAGGTAACTGACATAACCTTTATAGTACCCTTCAATATGGTATCAGAACTAGGTTTTACAATAACAGAATTAATTTAAAGACAATGAGTAAAAGAGACAGAGACTGGACTATGCCAGTATTAATTGCATTTAACAAAGGGGAATGGACAGGTTATGAATTACTTATGAGAGCTATTGAAAGGATGACCTCAGTATGCAGCATACCCAAGTATGAACTATTTAAAAAAGTATTAAAGGAGTACCACAAGTACAGGTCAATATATGATATGGACCATAATTCACCTTCACTATTAATATGCAGGATGCTTAGCCTTGCTAAAACATGTACTATGTTAACAGTGCCACAAACTGAACTAGATATCAGGAATATTATGTCGGATATAACCCTGCCATACCATGCAAATTCAAGGTACCCAATTTTACCTAATCTTATGCTAGAACACCTGGGTAAACTATTTGATGATTCTACCATGTATATAAATAAAAATATACTTGGCCCTGATCAATCCTTTTCTGATATAAAGGAGATATTTATAAGGAACTTCTCTATCAGCTATTTTTCCAACTGGCAGAATAACATAGTAGAGCCAAGGCCCTGGATATTATTATGCATAGAACAAATACTGCTAGTAGTCCCAGATAATAGTAAATTAGCCTGCTCAAATTTGATCAATCGATCAGCAGAAGAAATAGCAAAAGACCCAAGAACTTTTGCTAATACTACTTCTATGCAACCCAGTATAGTATCAAGATTCTGGTATGCTTTAGGCTTTAGATAATACACCTTGCAATGGGCTCTAATTTAGTTATTAGAGTTCATTGCATATTAATATAAATGTATTATATTTGCATTCAATCAATTTTAAATATAAACACAATGGCCGCATTTAAAGTCAAATTTCATGGTATATCTAAATCATTAAGCCAGCCTTATATAAGCATGGCAGTTCCTGGTAAGCTTAGGCAACGTAAACTATCTCCAGTAGAGATAAAAACACACATAGAATGTAATTCCTTAGAAGACGTTCTACCTACACTAGAAAAGTATTATACAAACATCACAGGACTAAAAATTAAATAACATGGCACAATGTAAATATTGCTACCAAGATCTTGAAACACCCAATGTAGAAACATGCCCTAATTGTTCAGATGCTATTTACCAACTTACTGAGGTTGGAATATCCTCTGAAATTGCTGGTATAGCATTTAGAACCTTACTCAGAATTGGTTATGGAAAACCTACAGAAAAAGAAATTGAACACAAACACAGAGGTATAATAATAGTAGGCCATAAATCAGGCTCCTGGGGTATCTCTGGGGGTATGGTTAGAAGTTTAGCTCAACCCCATCAACCCCATCAACCAGACTCAATGGACCCTGGTATCCATGGTATGCCCCTAGAGCACACCATATTGATAGGTGGATTTGGTACTGACCTATTGGGAATAATGGAGAGAGCAGAACTATTCCACCCAGACTTTAGAGACTATGAATTAGAAGCGCCCACATTACACATATCACCCCAGACTACGGAAACTTTAAAGGCAGCCAGTAACAAGTTAATAGAAATAGGTCAGAAATTTGAAGAACTTCACTTCTCAAAAATTGATTTTGAAGTACCACAACCAAAAGAAATTTACCCACACAAATTACAGGAAAGAAAATACATGCCAAACAAAACCTATAAAAACAAAAAACGCAAATGAATGACTCCAATGAAAATTTAAAAGTAAAAGAGATCACTGTAATGTCCAAGACATTTCTTGATCTACCATCAGTAGTTGCTGACATCAATTTCCAGATAAACCTTAGTAAAGAACTATCAAGGCTATCAGCAAACAGTACTAATGCCCAGGTGCAAATTAACGAAAAGAGGAGTAAGCTTATTAATGAAGGTAAGATCTCCAATGCTCATACCTTAAGACTAAAGAGAACTACCTATGATACCTTTGAAGAACTGGGCTATCTAGGTAATGATAAATTCTCTGAAGAGTACATCTTAATCTCTGAAAAGAAATCCAAACTACCTTCTGTCCAAAGAGAACTAATTATTGATACCTGCAACAATGCTATCAGGAAAATGGTTGCAGGCTACTCAATAAGGTTATACGTTGGGATGAACTTTGGAACTAAGAACTCTTCAGCTAGGGGTTATATCCAGGATATAAATCAGGAAGGTAATACCATCCATATTGAACGTACAACTAGGACACTT